GTACCTTTAAATTTAAAGTTACTGGTCATCTAAATTATAATGGATACGTCTCCGGACAGTTATCCATGCCTAATAACGCCCTTGACGCAGCACTTGTGCTGTTGGACGAATTAGGCGTTCACCCCGATCTAAAAACTGCGTGGGATATCATCCCGCTGAGTTTTGTCTTAGACTATTTTGCCCCCATTGGGGACATTCTAGAGCAAGGACATCCTCGCGGGTGGTTTAAACCTCAGTTTGTAGTAACGGGTGGACACTCAGTCAAGGTAGATATTTCTCTAACCGGCAACGGGACTTCACACAAAGGCTTTGGTGGTAAATATAAAGTATATATTCGCCAACCAGGCACACTTGTACTTGGGTCACGTCCAATGGTTGAACCAGAGTATCAAACTCCGGACTTAAGAGAGCTGTTTAATACAGCCTACCTTGGTCTGCAAGGCCGCAAGAAATAATTTCTCACGGGATGTGGTGTCCCACAATTGGAGTGAACGGATAATGGCTTTTAACACACTGACAATCGGGGCTTTGACCTACAATTCTGTAGGCCCGGGTGAGTACATGCTTAGCACAGTCGCTTTTGGCGGCCCTGCTGACATGATTAAACTCTCTCCGGGGAAGAAGGCTAACGCAAAAGCGCCAACTTCTGCCTCATTAACGCGGATCGTCGAGAAAGACTTTACAGTCGGAACCGAGATTATACGTCGCCGTATGGTTTTTACTCTTCAGGCAAATGTGCCTGAGGGTTTCACCACTACGGAAGCGGACACCTCTATCTTGCTGCTGTCTGATCTCGTAACTCCTGCGTTTCTTACCAGATTGTTATTGGGTGAATCCTAACTGCGTTTCCGCCTCTCTTAACCTAGAGGAGCGGAGCTTATATGTTAGTCCCCAAAAAACGTAAGCGACTCGTCGTTTACGTTAAGTCAGTTGTCAGTAAAATGGCAATTGATTTGCAAATAGACCCCTGTGATTTAAGCTACGTTTTGAAACGCCTTCATTCCGAAGGTTTAGCTTTCCTCACGAAAACCCTACCAGCCTTCACCAAGTATGTACTTCTCTGTTGCGAACAACAGAGAATACTTGATGCTCGTGAATGTGGTTTAACCCACTTTCAGCTGAAAGGTAACTCTCCCTGCTTTATGCAAGGTTTGTTGTTTGAAGCTGTCGTGGAAAAGAGTGCGAAAGCACTTTATTCCATTCGCCAGTTTTGCGACTATTTCTATAAAACTTGCTTCACTTATGAGAAATCAGAAGTTAAGCAAGCAGAAGAGAAGTACGTCGCAATAGATCAAGGATATAACTATGAAGCAATCGACTGGAAGGAAGTTGAGTGTATGCGCAAAGCGCTTCACACTTTGTTTCCTTTGCTCACTAGCGTTAGCCTTTCACGCGTATTCGATACTGTACGTCCTCATGACGGACCCGGGTCTTTTGCCCTATCCGCCGTTCTGGCTACAAGTAAACGAATCCCTGTTGGTTGCTATAAAAAGCTTCCAACCGCGACAATTGGCTCCCACTTTGAGCATCTATCTCCATACGCTGGCTATTTCCGATCATATCGGAGCTCTAAGGAGACGCTTAAAAGCGTCCACCAAGAAAGAACGGCAGAACTTGCCTTCGTAGCCAAAGACTCTCGCGGGCCTCGTACAATTTCAAAAGAACCATTGCATCTCTTAAAGGCTCAAATGTCTTTAGGGAAGTACATGGCTTCTTCGATTGAACGAG